GGATAAAGATGAAGTGATAGAATATGTTAATCCACCTTTGGATTTTAGATTTACTTTATTTTTTATACAGAAGTCAATAGCAGACTGTAAAGCTACAGTATCATCACTTATACCGTCACCGAATGCACCAAAATCTTCTGGTGTAAAAAATGTTTTATAATGTTCATTTACACCATGTATTGCATCAGTTAATGAAATTGCTTGTACATAGTCATCAGATTCTTCTGTATTTTCGTGAAATAAACTTATAAAAAAATCAGCTTTATTTGTTGTGCGAAGATGTTTCCCTTTATTATTATATCTTCCTATACAGATATTTATATAAACATAACCATTGTTGGCTTCATAATTTTCATGACCGTATTCAGTTTTAAATTTTTCATCACATTCTGATATATTACTGAAATCAAACCACACTATGTTATTGTTGTCTTTGATTACATTTGTGTTTATTTCATCAACAACAACATTTTGATATGATAGCGACATAGAACTGTGAAAACTAGCATTCAATGTCATATTTAGCCCTGTTTTAGATTTTAGTAATATTCCTAGTCTCTTCCCTCTGATACTAGAGTAAGGAAATCTTAACCACTCTGATATATAAATATTAGCCTGAGTATTATCTAAAACATTAATTATATTATCTATTCCAATAATTTTATCATTTGCATTTAAATAAGGTGTAGCATTTAATGTAACAATACTTTCACTAATATTATTTACGACTCTATAATCATTAGTACCAATATCTTTTTTATTTACAATTAAATTAGCTTTCTTTATATGTGATATATCAGCTATATTTTTAACCTGATCATCAGTTAATCCACCTTTGTTCACTTGCATTTGTGATATTTTTTCATCTATTACTGTCTTATTATAAGTATAATCTTTTTTCGCATAAGTATCCAATTGCGAACTTAAATTTTCTTGATTTTTCTCATTTTCAGTTATTCTATCATTTAATGTTTCATGTGTTCCTCTAGCAAGTTTAACTTCCATATTAGCGTTATCATGATTTACTGCTGCATCATCATAACATTGCTTTATTGCATCATGTATTGATTCCCTAACATCTTTTCCAAATACAGCATTTTTTATTTGATTTAAGTAACTTTGTATATTCCCCATTTAAACTCCTCCTAATTAAGTTTAGATAATATTTCATCTAACTTAGTATTTATATCGACTATTTCTAATTTAATTGTTTCAATCTCTTTATTTACAGTTTCGATTTTTTCATTTGCAGTTTCAATATCTCCTTGAACTTCAGTTATATTTTCAGTATTGCTCAACACTATATTAGAAAGTATATTTAATGTATTTACTATTTCAGTTACATTTCCGTTAGTTCCAATAAGTCCATCCTCTATTTCTCCTACACTTGATCCTATTTGGACAATATTATTTTCTACCTTTACTACTGTGGCAATTGTATTATTTAATTTATTCTGAACCTCTTTAACTTCATTTGCAGTTTTAGAAACACTCAATTGATACTTTTTAATATCATCAAACTTTTCTCCTACCTGTACAGTAGAACCTTCTGGACTTTCTATTTTTATAGTTTTCTCTATTACTCTTAGTTCTTCATCTATATTCATTAACGAATTAGAAACCCTGTAATAATTGTATAGGTCTATTGAGCTAATATCTAAACCAATTAAACTTAAGTCTAATGCAGTTATGCTATAACTTTTTCTTATTTTATTATTTGACCTTAAATATTCTTGTCCTTTTCTTAATAGATTTTCCAATATATTAACATCATCAAATGTTACTGCATCTTCTATTATTCCAAATTCCTCCATAGCCTTAATATCATCTATATAATCCAATCCATTATTAATTTCAGCTATAGTAATTCTCTCTTCTATCTCTGTTTCTTCTCCACTATCATCTATAACAGTTTTTTTGCTCCCTAATGGAACTAATCTTGTTATTATAGATGTTGGGTCTTTTTCCTCTTCTAATGTAACTAAATTTTTGGCTAATCTTATTTCAGTAGGTGAAACACTTCCTATTACTTGTAAGTAATCTAAATATCTAATTCCATTTATATACCTTATTCTTAATTCTCCACCTAATCTATCAATCAACTTATCTTGAATAGTATTAAATGTTTTTTCATATCCAATAAACCTGTACAGGCTATCATTATTATCAGTTACAGTAACTTCTCCTACTTTGAATTGTTTATCTTCACTAACTTGTTTATTATGCTGCTCTATTATTATTTCTAAAAATTCTCTAACAGTAACATTATGATACTCTCCATATCTTTGAGTGCTATCCATTAAATAACCTAATTCACTTTCACATACAACTGTTTTAGTGAATAAGCCTAAATTGTTCATTTTTTGCTTAGGCAATAATACTCTACCTTTAAATTCAATCTTATTAGTTTTAGTATTAATTACTTCTATCTTAGTTTTTAAAGATTTTATTAAGTCGTAACCTTGATTATTTTTATAAATATTAAATGTAAAGCTATCAATAGTATTTATTCCTAATTTTATTGTTCCTGTTATCCTTGGAGCATCTACATGAGTGCTTACTGCATTAATAATAGTTTCTTTATTACCATTTATTAACTTAACTTCATACACTTATATCAGCTCCTTTTTAAATTTAAATTCTATATTTCCATTTCCTTTTACAGTTAACTTATTTTCACCTTTATTTAATATAAAATTCCATGACTTTGATATTCCTTTTGAAATTTTATAAGTTATATTATCTTTTATAATTTCCATATCTGAATCACTTGTAATAGTTGGATAAACTTTTATTATTCCATTATTAATTAAATTTATATCTTTTATATTGTTTATCTCAAATTTAACTTCTTGCACTACATCTATTTCAAAATTAAATTTATCCCAAATATCATCCCCTTCATAATAATTTGAAATCATAAAAGGATATGCTGTAAAAGTAATATCTACTTCACCTATATAATTATCATCAACCACACTTATATCAGTACATTCAGCTTTAAAATACAAGTTGTTATAATCGTCATCATATAATTTTTCTTGCCCTGTACCTAATAACCAATTTTGCAGTTCAGATAATTTATACATTAACAACTCATTGTTATAATGTGAAACATCAAATTTATACTTTAAAGTTCTTTCTCCAAAAGATTGCTCCCCATATAATTCACTAAAGTCATATGATCCATTCATAAAAGGAACACTACTTTTTATTTTATTTTTAGAAGGTGGACTAATCTCCCTTTCTAGTAAAATTAGTCCAAACTCATTAGTATGCTTATTGTTAAATTCAAATCCAGCCATTACACTAAAACCCCCCTACCTGCTAAACTTAATCTAGTTCCATTTTCTCTATCGAAGTCATTAGCAGTTGTACTTGCCATTACTTGTCCATTAATTAATAATTGTACAGGCCTCATTGCCACTTCTTTAATCCAAGTTTCTAGTTTGTCTAAAGGTACTACAACCTCATTTTGGCTACTCTTCCCCTTGTTTTTCTCTCCAGCCATTACATTACTATTAATCATTGTTGGTTGCGTTAAAATACCACCATTTTCTAAATAATTTATAGTTGGTAAGTTAACCCCAAATGTTTTCCCTCCAACTGCAGGAACCCAATCTGGAATAGAAACACTAAGCGAATTCATTGCCCCTATAGCTTTATTTATAAGTCCAATTACTGCATTTAAAGGTGCTTTTATAACTGTAGTAATTCCACTCCATACACCACCTAATGTTTGCACTACTCCATCCCAAGCACTTCTCCAATTCCCTGTAAATACTCCCTTTACAAATGTTATTATGCCGTCAAAAATTGGTTTTAAACTATTATTCCACAGTTCTCCTATACCTTTAAAACAAACATCAACAACTGGCCCTATTACATTTTCAAATGCCCACTTAAAAGCTGGTGCTAATACATTTTGTATAAAACCTCCTATTGCTTCAAAGCAAGGTTTTAAAACATCTTGCCATAATTGATTAATCATATTTATGCAATCACCAAATATTTGTTGTATTAAAGGCATATATTCAATAAACTTATCTTTAACCCAACCTAGTATTTCAACTATTATATTCATTACTGGTTGTCCAATAGTTTCCCAAACTGTTTTTATTATGTTCATAGCAAGTTCAAATATCCAACTAATAGTATTAAAAACAGTATCTGCAGTAATTCCAGTACTATTAAACATTTCTTTTATTATGTTAAAAACAGGAACTGCAACATTATTCCAAATATCAGTTACTGTCGTCCATAAAGTTTGGAAATAGGCAATTATACTTTCTACCATATAGAAAAATGTACTAGGCATATTAACCCCAAATACCTCTTGAATGAATACATCAAGTGCATCTACATATTCTCCTGTAGCATCAAATTCCTCTCTAGCTTTTCCGAAACCTTCTGCAACATTATTTACAAAATCTATTGCTCCATCAACCATATTACCAAAACAAGTAACAACATTAGTTGCCATTGGTAGCATATATGCCCCTACTGTTTCAGTAAATTCAGTTATTTTCGATTGAGTTCTTCTAATTTGGTTTGCATAACTGTCCGAACTTCTTTCAGCATCTCCAATCGCATTAACTGATTGTTTTAATGCTTCTTGATAATAAGCTTCTGCCTTTTCAGCTTGTGTCATAGCTGACCACTTTTTACCTAAAGACTTAACATATTCCGAGTTTTCCATAGTTGTAGCACTTAAGTTTAACCCTAATTGCTTGGCCATTTCAGTTTCTCCAAACATAGCCTTGGTCATAGCTTCAAGTGCAGTTGCATCATTAACATTGTTAAAGCTTGCAAGGTCATATGCTAACTCTGTATACTTTTTAGATAAATCTCCGGCAACTTCTTCACTCATACCCATACCAATCATTAAGTCTGATTGATTAGATATAGCGGTTTTAATTTCTGTCTTACTTCTACCAATTGCATCAGCATAACTATCTGCCCATTCATCCATAGCCTTAGATGTATTCTTAAATACAACGTTGAATTTATTTTCCATTTCTTCAACTTCACTTGCAGCACTTAAACATTTTGTACCAAAATCAACTATTTTACTAACTGCAAATGCTCCGGCTATTACTTTACCTAATTTCCCAAAAACTCCACTCATAGAGTTACCACTACTATCAACTTGTCTATCAACTCTATTAAGTGAATTAACCGCATCATTAATATCTACATCAATAGTCCCTTGCAATATAAAAGCATCACTACTCATTATTCTCACCTTCTTTCTTTAGTGAATTTATAAAGCTATTTAATGCCTTATTTGTATCTTTCTTAACCTTATCTACATCAATTTCTTTAGAAGACATTTTTTCTAATTTCTCTTTATATTCAAAGAAACTCATTTTTTCAGAAACCATGAAATTATTTAAATTATAAATTTCAAAAAGTCTATCATCATAAAATTGCTCTAAAGTATTGAATGTAATAAAATTAAATTCATCTAAATCAGTTTCCTTTAAACTCAAATAGAGGTTGTATTTATTTAAAATACCTATAAAATTATCTTTACTATTCTCTATTTGAATATAGATAAAAAACCCTTTTGCATTTCCTCATTCTTTATAACTTTCATAACTGCTTCTAACACTTCATTAAAGCCTAGATCCTCAAACTCCTGTACAGGCATAGAGTACATATCTGCTAATAACTTAAATATTTCTTTTTCACCTTCTCCAACCTTTTCCATTACGAAGAATGCTATATCTAACATCAAATCTTTCTTCTCTTCTTGAACTTCTTCAAAACATTGTGCTAAATCTTCATTTTCTCTAAAAACCTTATTTACATTTACAGGATTATTCTCCATATCCCCTAAAGCTAATTTAAGCTTAATTGTTAAATTATTTTTCTTTCTATCATTTTTTGTGGCTCTTTTAAAAAACTCTTTAATTTCCTTTTTTATATTCATCTTGTTTATTAGTTTTATTAAGCTGAAAATATGTTTACCTTTTAAATTTAATTCCATTTTTGAAACCTCCATCTATATATAAAAAAATGGTAGTATTTCTACTACCTTATTCCTCTCCCTTAGGTAGATAAATAGCAACTGGCACCTCTTTATCTTTTTTAGGATCATAAGCACTTTCAAAATTAATCTTAACTTTTCCTTCTTCCTTGTCAGCAGTTTCTAAAGAAAACTCCGTATTATAAGTATTTTGAATATGTGCTATTACAGGAATTTCCCCTGTAGTTGTTCCAACCACTAATAAATCCCCATACATTTCATCTTCTATTATCCCTGTATGCGGTACATACTTTTCATACTTAGATGATGTTGTAGTTTGCTTTTTGTATAAAGACATTTCTAATGTATTTTTATTAACTACTAATATTTCACCTTCAACTTTACCATCAACCTTAATTATTCTTTCAAAACCTTTTAATTTCCTATCTAAATGCCCTTGTACAGGTATTTGTCTTATATCTGGAGTAGATGTAAACTTCACCCCACCATCACTTAAACCTAACTCTTTTCCTTTTAACTGTGTGATTAGGGTATCTATGTTAGTTAAATCAAAATCCCCATAGTATAAAGTAGCTGAATCCCATACAATTTCATTCATATTTATTTCTGGTACGGCCATTTTCCCTCGCCCCTTCTAAAATTTATTTAAATCATACTGCAATACAACATTTTGCTTGTTTTCATCATCTATAAATTGAACTAACCAAGCATTTTTCCTTGTTATCCTTGCAGCCGTTAAAACTTTCTTATTAAGTATTGTATCAATTTTCATTGCGACTTCTTGTGCATTAAACTTATTAGCTTTATTAGTTACAACTTGCAATTCTAAATCAAATATATTTTTATATGTAAAATCACTTGCATTCTTAATTGAATATGTCACATAGATATTCTTTAAGTAATCTAATTTTTTACCCTCTTCATTTTTCAACGGCAACTCATCTATATAAACATTAAATTCATTTAATAAACTGCATATTTCTTTACAATTAACTTTTAAACTCACATTATCACCTCTACAATCGGGATATGTTTCTTTCAATAATTTCTTTAGCTTCATCTTTAAATTCTGCTAATGTATTTCTAAAAAAGCCTTGTATTCTACTAGGCTTAAACTCAACTATTATTGAGTAATTTAAGGCACTTCCGAAAGTAACTTTATATTTCTTGCCCTTTATTGCCTTTTTAAAAGTAATACTTCTTTTTAAGGCTCCTGTATCAACAGGAGTATTGCTTTGAATATTAGCAACACCACTAACCCCAACTTGCTCTAAAGAGTTTTCAACTCCTTTTTGCAAATTTTTAATAACTGTTTTTATATTATTTACTTTTCTTACTGCCATTCAACATCAACTCTTTTCAATGCGATTATGTCATAGCTTTTCCAAGGTACTTTCTTTTCTACTTCATAAGCAAGATTTTCAAATATTACTACATCACCTATACTGAAATTCATTTCCTTTTCAACATAAGCTTGTATTGTACTTGAAGTATCTTCTCCAAAAGTATATTTAACTGACTTTTCTTCTATAGGCTGGATATTAACCATATATGGTAATCGCTCTTTAGTATAAGTTGTCACTACTTGCCCCAAATCATTTTTAATCTTATCTTGAATTACTTTATATAATTCATCATCTGCAAAAAATACCATGTTAATATCCTCCTTAGAATAACCTTATGCTCGGTTTAGGTAATAAAGCCTTTACACTTTCATTCACTTTGAAAGCCTGTACAGTTGAATCATAAGAAATACTTTGTGAACCTTGTGAAATAGATGAAATCCCACTTTTAGTATTTTTTAATATTTCTTTAGCTTCTTCAACCATGTACATTAAAGCTACTCTGTGTTCATTTTTAATCTCACTCTCACTCAAAGAAGGTCTATTTAAATATTCTTTAATAGCCTGTACACAAATATTTTCTATATCTAAATCTGTAAATTCCATCTATTCACCAACTTTCTTCATGATCTAAGCAATTTCATATAATAATCCAGCTATACCCTTTGGTCTTAAAGCTTTTCTGCCGTAAACTGCTAATCCTCTTACTGCATCAGCGAATGAACCTTGAAGCCTTAAAGCTTCTGTTTCATCTAATTGTGCTGCATATCCAAATGCTGATTTATGTACACATAAAACTGTATTAGCTGGCACATCTTCACATTGAATTACTGTCATTCCGTTAATTGTTGCCCCTTGTAAAATACCGTTAGGTAATACATTGTAGTTATCAGCAAATCTATCATCTTTTGCCATTAAGTTGATAAACTCTGATGATGCAATAACAAATCTATTAGCTTGTGGACATTTAGCTTTAGATAAAACTGTCCCTAAATCCACTACATAGTCATAAGCATTAGTTTTATTTACTTGGATCTTAGCTGATGTTGTACCTAATAATTGCTTGTTTGAACCATTTGGTATCTTAGCCATTTCTTTTAATAAATCAGTATCAATAGCTTCTTTTAAATCTAATGCTTTTTCTTGTGCTAATACCGTTAAAACATCTCCAGCAGCTTGAACCTTATCAGCATCATCTAATTTAACTGCCCAATATTTCTTTTGGTCAAATGATAATTCTATTGGTTCAGTTCCGGCATCATCATAATTTACAGTACCTGTGTAGTCTTTAATAGTACCACCCGATACAATATTGAATATTGCTTTTTCTCCTTTTATTTCACTTGGTGGAGTTGTAATTATATCTGCAACTGATACACCTCTCCACGCTGTCATTAATGCAGTTTCCCAAACTGTCTTTTTAAAACTTGCGATTGACATATTTTATTCCCCCTTACTCTGTTGTAAATATGTGTTATATAATGAAGGGTCCTCTATTACTTGTTCCCAAGTAACTTTCCCTACATTCCCATTTCCTACTGGTGGTTTATACTCTGAATCTCCTAATTTTGCTTTTACTCCTGTTTCTATGTATTGTTTCATAGAATTTTCGAATAACTCAATGTTAGCTCCTGTTGTTTCATCATCTTGAGCCAATAAGAAATCAATCATATTAGAAGGTATTTTCTTTTCAGCTAATACATCCTTATACTTACTAATCATTTCTGCTTTAGCTTTTTCTTTATCAGCTTTATCAAGTCTTTCCTTTAGTTCTCTAATTTCTTTTTGCTCTGGTGTTTCATTTTTACCAGTACGTTTAAGAACTTCTGCTTCAATTAACTTTTGCATACCATTCTTTTTAAAATTTTCTATTCCAGTAGTTACTTTTTTATCAAATAACCCCTGTAACTCCTTATTGCTAGCTAATAAAGAGTTTAAGCCTTCAACATCTGTAATAGGCTTTGCAAAACCATTACTTAATATAATTTCATCTATATCTGCATTATCATCAACTTCATTGATTAATGCTAATAATTCAGTTTTATTCAAATTTATTCCCCCTTTTATAGTTGCTATTACCCCTACAAAGTAATTCTTCTCTTATTCTTATCGACTAAACGCGACTTTTGTGTGAATATTACATATAAAAAAAAGAAGGCCTATTTATTAGCCTTCCATTCTTTATAATTTGTATATGGTATACGTTCCTTAGTTTCATTATCCATCTTAGTTTTAGGTCTATAATCTTTACTGGGTAAAGCTATTAAGCAACTTCTACAACAAATATGAGTTGTAACATTTGGTATAGGTTTATTAGAATCATCTTTCCTAAATACTTGTCCATCATACCTTTGACATATTTCTGTTGTTTTACCATCTAATGTTGCATCAAATAACTGCCATTCAATATTATGCTCTTCTGCCCAGAGTTCATTTACTCCAGCCTGTACTCTACCAATTTCATTCCTAACTAAAATCTTAGTTGCTTTAGCATTATTATTGTATAGGTCTTTTATTTTTTTTCTTATATCATTTACACTTATTTTTCCTTCTAAAAAATCTTTAATATCTTTCCTTAAGATCTTAGCAATTTTTTCTTTATTTCCTTTTATCCTATCAGAATAATTTTTCCCTTTAATAGTTTTATTAATTATTTTCTCTAAATCTTTAGATTTTATTTTTTTCAAAGTAAAATCAATTCCTAAAGATAAAAGATAACTACTATTATCCCAAGTTCCATTACCTACATATTTTAAAAAGCCTTTTGTATTTTCTATTTCTTTTATAGTTTCATCTGTAAATGTATAATTTATCAACTCGCCTAATTTATCAAATTCCATTTTTATTTGTCCTGGAGTTAAACTCATATATTCATTCAAAATATCATAATCAAGTAATATTCTTCCTACCTCTACAAGTAAAGAGTATTGATTATCAGCCATACTCTTAAGCATAGCCAATAATTCCTTTTCTCCTTCTTCTGCTAATTTTTCAGCATATTTTAAGAGTTTCTTAGCAAAATCAAGCTGATATTTGTTCGGTTTCATCTTTTATCACATCCAAATCTAACTCACCTAATGCCTGTTCCTGCTCTTCCATCATCTTTTTATACTCTTCCTCTGCATTAGTAACAAAACTTAACTGGCTTAATCCTGTACGAATACTTAACTTTCCTGTAAGTTGACTTAATATTTGAGCCATTTCTAAATCATTGTTAGGTAAATTAAGAGTAAATTTAATGCTCACCTTTTTATAATCATAATCAGTATCTTTTAAAGTATTTAAATATTTAAATAAACATCTTAATCTAGTCTTGATACAATTATTTAAGCATTGATGTATAGTAGTTAATTTTATTCTTAAACAATTTAATCTAGTTGCCAACATTGCCCCACTTGTATTACTTTGAACTGCAACTTGGTTTTTAAGATGATGTGTTACTTTATACATTTCTTCTTCAAGTATTTCTCTATATTCCTTAATAAAATCACTAGGAATATTTTTTATAAGCCATTCAATTTTCCCGTTAGGATCTTGGCATTGAATTATTCCCATTGCTTTCATTTTTTTCGCTACTTCTTCATCTAAAGTCATACCAGTAATAAGCATATATGCTAGTCTAGTATCAGCTATTTCATTACTCCAATCACTTAAAGTACTTTCATAGCTATCTTGTAAATCCTTTATGTCATTGTAAATAGTATCTGATACACCATTATTTAATTCTGCTACCCCTACTGGACAAATACCAAAATAGTGTTGTGTAGGTGGCTTTATTTCATTAAAGTTTTCATCAAAATGATATATGTACTTATCATCAAAACAATCTATATAATATTTATTTTCTTCAAGTTCTTTTGTATAAAAATATAAAAATAATTCTGCTTTTCCTTCTACATTTCTATATGCTATCCCTTGCAATGGATTTATAACTTTTGCCTTAAATTCTTCATCACATAAGTAATATAATTCATATGCAGTCCCATATATTAATAAATTTGTTGCTAAATCCGTATCTAAACAGCTATTTATATTATTTAAGTTGTATTCTATAACACTTGTAATATTAGCATCACTTTCACATGAATAAGTTAACTTATTACCTGTTAAATATGCTACTTCTTCATCTATAAACATTTTTATATGATTAGTTTTAACTTTTCTATTACTTCTATCAGTTGCTGGATATTTCTCGAAAGCATCTGTTTTACCTTCGTAATATTTTCGCATCTTCATATAAGTTATTTTTCTTTTATCAAATTCCTGTTTTAATTTTAAAGCTATTTCTTTATTATATTTCATTATCTCACCTCTACAATCCTATCTTTGTTCTATCAAATAAACTAATTACATTGTTTCTTCCAATCTTATCTAGCCTATTCACACATTCAGCAGTTATATCAGCACTATCATCATGTAAAGTATATTTTTGTCCTTGGAAATCAAGTAATAAGTCTATAAATTCCTTATTATTATCTACAAATATAACTTGTCCATTATTTACATTGTCAATAATAGTACTAATCTTTTCATCCTTATTGGTTCTTTGCATTTCATTAAGCCATTCATACCTTTTATTTCTAAGTTTAGGCTCCTTAGCAATTAATTCTTTTATTTTAACTACATCTGCCCCTTGATATGTATTCTTTTCAATATAGATATGAGTTATATCCTCATACATAAGTAATAATTCCACTACCTTTTCACAGTATTTATTAAATTCAAATTTATCTAATACTAATTCACGCATATATTTAAATCCATTAGTAGCTTGTGAACCTACTACCATAGCAGTAAAGTCCGATTTTTTATTAGTTGTACTCGCTGGATCTATTGCAATCATTGTTTTAATAAAAGTATGATTTTCAATTTCTTCTTTAGTTTGAGTTGCAACTGATTTAAACCATTTTTCTCCTATACTTGTAGCATCATTCATCATTTCTGACATGAAAGCTTGTCTATTTTCCCAATAAGGAATAGCAAGGTCATTAAAGCAATCCCATTTTTCTTCCCATAGTACAGGGAACTGCATTTCTTCTCTATGGTTTTCATAAAAAGCTTTAGCAACTGCTTTACTATCTTCAAATTTATCATTAAAATAAAGTCTTTTGCATTCACTCCATAATTCTGAATCAAATATTTCATCAACAGTCTGCCCATCTTCTAAAACTATAGCTCTTCTTAAGAAAGTTTTATAATCCTTATTTCTTATTAACCTAGAAATTAAACAATCTATGTGCAATACAGTACCGATACTAACAATCTTAGTTGCACTCTTTATCTTCTTGCCACTTCTATAAACTGCTTTATCACCACATTGTTCTACTTCCTTAGTCCACTTATTATATTGTTTTATTCTTGCATCATCAGTAAGAATATTAACCTCGGATTGAAAGTCATCCATTATCAACATAGTTGGTCTTACACTTTCCCAATTGATACCTCTAAGTGAAGTTCCAGAACTTATCGCTCTTATACAAGTGCCATTTGTTAATTCAATCATATTTGCATTTAACTTTAATTCCTTATTGCTTGAATCTATAAGCTTACCAAAAGTTTTTATTATCTTTTTATTTTTTTCTAAAACATTTCTAATACTTGCAATAAATTGAGCTGCATCTGTATCGGTCTTTGCTCCAACTACTGTAAAAATACTTTTTCTATAGCATTTTGCCCATACAGTTAAACTTAAATCTCCTGTAGTAGTTTTAGCCCATCCTCTTGATACGACTATATTAATTTTATCATATAGGTCCTTTACAAAAGTATCATTAAGTAACTCAAACATTTCATAATGACTTTTAGAAAGTGTTCTAGCAACATTGCCATCTTGAGGAACAAATATTTCACTCAAAAAATAAAGATTAAAGAAAGTAATATCTTTCTCCCCTAAACTTTTCGCTAGATCATCAAGCCTATTGGAATACTTTTTAATTAATGCTACTGCTTTATCCTCTCCATAATGTTTAGCTAAAAACTTGCGGAGCACATAGACCTCATATTTTAATTGTGTATCAAATTCTCTATTGTCATAGTAAAGGATAGTATCACCTCCTAATATCTTCTAAAATCATTCTTCGATTCTATCTATCCCATATTCTTTAGCAACTTCATGTTCAATCTTACACCCTCTTGCATTTCTCCAATCGCCACCAAAGTATGCAACATCAGCTTGCGATAAAAACTGTATTGATTTTCCAAGATACCAAACTGGTATAGATTTATTGATTTCTCCTGGATAATCTTCAACAAAAGAATCTATTAACTCTACTGGTTCTCCTATTGTTTTTTCTGCTCTAATTCTAATTTCTTCTCTAACTTTTAAAATTTCTTCATCTGTTAATCCTCTCATTGGTTGCGATATAAATAACTTTTTCATTGTTAAAACTCCCCTCAACTTAAAAATTGGTATAAAATTTTGTGTAGCTTACCTCTCAACATTACCAAAATCAGTAAATAGAACCATACCCCCTATTTAGTCTATACAAGTATAGAATTACTAAACTTTATCTTTAAAACACAAATAAAACTGCGCTTTTAGTTATTTTATTATTTAGCCGGCTTCGATAATATGCTTGTAACCTTAGTAAATAAGCCATTTCTATAAAAAACTGCGCTTAATAGGTAAAACACGCAGTATTTTTACTTCGCTTCTTTCAAGTCCATTTCTTCCAGTACACTATCAATATCTATATTATTATTCTCTTTAGTATCTTCTCCCGTTATATCCTGTTGTACCTTAGTTGGAGTTCCTACAAGCCTGTTAATACAGTAGGTTATAGCATCTAGCCTTGTCTTATCACTCTCGCTATATAAGGCTATTTTAGTAAGTTCATCAAGGAAAGGATTAACATTAGATAATAATTTCTTCTCAATGTTAGATTTTAATTCCTTGACTTGCCTGTCCAGTTCTGCTTTAAAATTCTCTTTCTTCAACCAATCATATACCGTCTTCCTGTTCACCCCTACCGAATCAGCTGTAACCCTTATAGTTTCTCCACTTGCTAGTAATTCAATAGCTTTTAATTGCCTAGTATCTAGTTCCTTAAATTCATACATTTTCTACTAATCACCTCCTGTAACAATGTAACAACTTTATATTTAATATATCGACTTTTCTAATATCTTTGGTGATATGCTCCGCAAGTTCTTATTCTTCTCTTTGATATTTCTCTTGGGACACTTCGGGACACTAGGACACTACTTTCCTATAAACCCCTATTATATATATAATATATATATTTCTATTATTTATATTATTTTATTGTCCCTATTGTCCCAATATACTGTAAAGCTAGTATTTTCAACACTTCCAAGTGGGACACCTTTAAAAAATACCCTGTCCCAGTACTGTCCCATTGTCCTGTCCCTGTCCCATTTTAAAGAATTATTTTCCAATTGCTAAAATTTATTTTTACAATTATTTCAATGTTTTCTTTACTTACTGTCCCTATCTTGTCCCTTTTTATAGGTCATATTGTCCCATTGTCCTGTCCCTGTCCCAAAAATATTTTTACCAATACAATGAATATTTTCTTTTGTATAGGCTGAAATTTCAAAAAAGGTAATAAAAAAAGAGAAGATTTTACTTCTCCTCATTTTTGTTGTTACTATCCAAAACACTAGTAAATTTTATATTAATTTAGATATACCTATCTAATATACTTTCTTTAATTTACAAAGTTTCTTATTTATTGCTAACATTTTTTCAGTAGCTGCTCTTATATCTCCATTTGGATACTTATTTAGTCCATCAATTGCTACAAGTAAATCTTCTGTTTGCTTCAAAATTGAATTAACCATTCCATCTATAAGTATTAATTCTCTTTCTAGCTTTTTATTTTTTATATTTCCTTCAAAGCTTTGAGTGTTACTTTCATCATTGCAATTAAACATAGCATAGCTATTAACTGAATTAGTATCTTGATAATTTTCTTCTGCTCTAAAGCAATCTTTTCTTTCTTTGCATTCTTTATTAATACAAAATGTTATATCTTTCATGTACATATCCTTCTTTTCTGAAATTTAATGAATTGCGAATTATAACATTGCTATTCTGAAAATCATTTTAAGCTTTTCCTTTATTGTAGGTTTGGCTCCAGTAACATGAAAATTTTTTAAACTTATTTCTATTCCATGTTTCTTGAACATTCTATTAAGACTATCACTATCAATATTTATAACTCCTTTTGATTCTTTGCCTGGTATTATTAAATTATCTTCGCCATCTATAACTAATCTCCTAAAAGAATCAATGTATTTAAACTTCATATTATCACCCTGTTCCATATTTAAATTCTTTATATTGTGTTTTACCTTATATACTCTAATATAAGTTTTTTAACTTGTTTTGCTTCTTTTTCATCATAATAAACTGGCAAAACATCAAATATTAATCTAACTAGATTATCTATATTTAACACATTATGATGCGCCTTATCCCTTATGCTTGATATCTTAACATCATATAAATTAACCTCTTTTAAAACTCCATTTTCAATTTTTAATATAGAATCTTCTCCATCATATTCTGAAATATCCATATTCCCTAAACTCACTATAACTCCATTTTTAGTTATCATATAAATCTCCTTTCTTCATAATATTTTTCAAATTGTTCATTAATCAAATGTCATATAGCTTTCATACATATAGTTTTCGCCTTTGTCACTTAATACTAAAACTGCATCTTTAAAATATCCTTTAGCTATAAATTCATTATCTGATTTTTGCTCTATCTTATCCGATTCAAAAATAGCATTAAAAGTACCACCTCTAGTTGCTAATAAAAATGTATATCCTTCATTTTCAAACTTAATATCTTCTTGTACTATAATTTCTTCAAGAACTGGTCTATTAATATCATTCCAATCTATCAATTTAACCTTTGAACCTTCTTTTATTAACATTTCTTCACTTCCTTCACAATATATTCAAATTACGAATTAATTACATAACTCGTCATACATTTTATTTAGCTTTTTTATTATCTCTTCTCTAACATCTTTTTGTTTATTAGCTTCTTCTAATTGATTATTATTTTTAAACTTTTTAACTACTGTTCTTTGGTCTATTGTTACTAACATAGCTAAATAATTTAATTCCTCTTTATTTAACATTACTCTTCCTTCAACTCCTTGTTGCTTGGTATTTCTAATTCGTGTTCATATCTATACCCCATAGCTCCAGAAGGTAATGAGCATAAATAATACCAATCATTTTCATATTCTCTATCTTCTATAGTTACAATGATTCCATATTCTTTATCTTTTACTTTATCTCCAACCTTGAACATTATTTTAAACCTCATTTACTTCTTAATAATTTCATTATTTAACATAACTTTTCTAAAGGAACCACTACAGGCTCACATAAATCACAATAACTTTTGCAATGCTCCAAATCCCTGCTTTGAATTACTGGAACATAATCTAATTTATATCTATGCCACCTGTAAATGCTCCACCAACCATCTTGCTCCTGTACAAATTTATATCTAAGGCCATTGGCTTCATAATATCTAATATCCATAACTATAATTCCTTTTTGAATCTAATTTATTAATTACACTTCCAGCTAATGGTGGTAATTCATAAAATCTCTTACTGCCACTTTTTCTTTGCTTAACTCCTAATTTCTCTAAAGTTGACTTTATAGTTGTCATATTTTTAATACCTAATAATTCAGCTAGTTCGGTGCTTGTATATCTTTCACACCAGAAGTCTTTAGGAGTTTCCCAAATGAAGCAATCAGCTATCCTTGTATAGGTTTCATCTTTAACTTCAAAATTTTCATTATTCTTTTTCAATAACTCTTTTTCAATATCCGTTAACCAATAAGGCAATTTCTCAACTCTTAGCTTGTACATAACTTCTCCCCAAAGTTGATCTAGTTCTATATAATGCTCTACTATCATTTCCTTTGCTGGTATTGTCCAGTATCTTCTATTTCCGGTTTCATCTTTTAGAAACTCTTCTTTATTTACTGTTGCATAAAATGCAGTAAGCCTTGGATAACTTTCAGTAAATCTTTCATATGGCCTTCTATACTCGTCCATGCTCTCTGTAAAAAAAGCTTTTAATTTAGCCTGATCCTTCTTAAGTGTTGCATCAAGTTCTCCAAGTTCCGTTATCCAATACTTAGTAGCTTGATAAACCTTATCCTTATCACTTGGATCTACCTCTAAACCTGTTTTTACCCAAAGCTTATTTGGAACTATTGACTTAATCCATCTAGTTTTTCCTAAACCTTGAGCCCCTTGAATTACTAATATTCCTTCACTTCCTACAGTTCCATCATTAAAAGCTATATTACAAACATTTAAAAGCCATTTAGTTACGAACATTTCTTTGATATTTTCATCATATCCCTCCGGAGTAACTATTGTTTCACATAATGCTTTTATATATAGATCGGTCCTATCATAATTCTTTAAACATTCTTCTAAATATCCCTGTACAGGATTATATTTATATTTTTGGGCTATTCTATTAAGTGCTGCTGCTAAGTTTTCCTTACTCATTTTAAAATATTCTTTATGGCATAATGAATAAATGTCCTCTAAAGTAGCATTATTATTTAAAGTTGAATTTATTGCACCAAAATATTCTATTGACTTAGATAATTCATTATATTTTAAAGTAATACCTTTTCTTTTAAGTAATATCTCTAAGTTTTCCCATACAAGTAGCGGTTTTACTTTCATATTTTTATCAAAAGTAACATATTTATAAAGTTTACTTACTTTCCAATCCCAACTGTCTTTTATAGCCGCTTTAAATTCCTCTTTTGTATGCTCATCTTTAAACCAATCAGTTACATCAGCATTATTTCCTAATTTCTCTATATTAGGTAATTCTACAACTCTAAAATGCTTTATTTTATCCTTCAACTCATACCAAATATGTTCTTGATATTGTTCTCCAGCTTCTCCTGTATCAGCTATAGAGTAAATATTTGCATCATGAAATATACTTATAGGTAAATTCTTAATTCCTTTTAAAGAAGTTGCTACATAGCCTAAATGGTTTATTGTATCGGCATCTTTTTCACCTTCTACAATGAATACTGGTTTATTTTCTTTTAATGCTCTTGTCAATCTTGAAAATTTATAAGGAACTGCATCGGAATTTCTATTCCACTTCACTTCACCATCAACTATACTAAAATATCTTATTTCCTTCTTGCTTGGAGTTGAAAATTTAGCAGTAAAATAAAGCGTTTTATTATCTTCATCTTCAAATCTATATAACTTAATCAACTTCCAATCTTTTAAATTATCCATATGATCCAGGCACCAATTAATATAATTTTTAACCTTTTCTTCTTCCTCAACAATAACCTTATAATCTTCGTTAAGGTCAACTCCAAGATATTTACATGCTTCTATATAATTAAATCCCCTTAATTGTGATATAAAGTCAATTGCATCTCCTCCACAGCCACAACCAAAACAATGCCACTTATTCCTCTTTATATCTAAAGATAAGCTAGGTGTTCTTTCTTTGTGTATAGGACAACATATTTTATTATTTCTATTAAATCTGTCGTTACTTTCATTTTCTATGAATGCTCTTAAGTCTATTTCATCTACTTTCATTTATACCTCCGAATTAGCTTAAGTAAAACCGGTACATAGCTTATTTACTCCAACTTAAAACACTGGTAATATTATAGTTGTAATACGCATTAGGTAAGGTACTGGTAATACTTTATCTATTATTTAGGCTTACAGTTCGCACCTGTAAGCTTTTATTTATATCGACTTAAACCATCATAAATATTATTGTATATTTTTTAAATATATTATTAATTTTTCTTTTTCAGCTTCTAATTTAGCTTTCTTATCCCATTGTTTAAATCCTGCAGCTCTTTTAATTTGAATTTCAATTTCTTCAATTCTACTTTCATAAAGCTTTCTAAAATTTATTCTCACTTTAATACTTCCCCCCTTTTTATCATTCTTCTTACCTTGTCTGATATGCCTTCTTCTGTTCTTCCTAATTTCATAGAGATATAACTATAACTAGCACCTTTATATAATAATTCTTTAATTTTATCCTCATCTTCTTTAGTATATTTTCTTCTTATACAATCTGAATGAGCCTTTATTCCTAACTCATTCAACTTCTTTCTTATACTTGGTTGAGTTCTGTTAAAATCTAATGCTAAATCATGAACAGTAAACCTTCCTGTACTTGCTTTACTTCTTAATAAATTTTCTTCATTTACTGTCCAAACTCTATTTTTAGGTCTTTTGAAATCTAATCTTCTTTTTTCCTTAACCCACTCTGGCTCTTTCCCTAAAATATTAATTTCCATTTTATTTAAATTAATCTTTGTTTTATTTTTTTCAGCCCACTTCCAAAATTCATCAATTCTTACTAATCTATAAACTCTATTTCCTCTTTTTTTAACTTTCATCGGAAAATTATCATTCTCAAGTTTTTTTACTATCCCATTACTTGAATATCCGATAGCTCTTAGAAATGACTTTAGATAAATTTCTTCTCTAGTATCTGCAATACTCCCTAAATCTAATCTGTAAGCTTTCATCTTTATTGAACGTTGACTTCTCTTTAATTTATTTTCAAGATATTTAATTGAATATCTCCCCCAATTGTTAATTAAAAATTCTTCTTCCTCCTTAGTCCAGTTTTTAGTTCCTTTAGCTTTTCCACCTATACCAGCCATGTTTTCCACCTCTCCTTAAGAACATTTAATTTTCTATTGGTATAAAAAGGACCCTTTCTTCTATTTCAGAAACTTTTACATTTAAATATCCTTTTTTATATAGATCATTAGCCTTTTTTATTGCTAAGGATTTTGAAGTAAAAGGTAATTGAGTTATTCCATTTATACCTTTCCTTTTATAAGTTACTACTATCATTTTTTGACTCCTGATAATTAACTCTCTTGTAATTAATCATTAATAATGTGTAACCTATAATATCTTTTAGTGTATCTTCTATACTTTCGTTTACTACTGCTTCTCTCTTGTTAAGGCTTTTTAATCTACTTAGCTTGTCCTCTATTCTTAAAAAATAAGCGATTTCTCCATACTCATCTACTGTCTTATCAAAACTATTCCCATAATCACGATTTTTCTTTTCTACTAAATTAGCAACTTATAAAGCTATATCTGTTATTAAACTTTCCTTTTTCATATCCTATACTCCTTTAAACCCATTGTTTTTTTCATAGCTTGTCATCTCTTTTCTTGTTAATTCAAAATAAATATCTATTAATTTACTTAACTCCCTTACAATTTGATAAAACAATTCAAGATACTTTTCAATGACTTCTTCTGTACTAGCATTAATAAATTCTTCTGCTTTTAGATATCTACCTAACCAATAGTTGTATTTTTTCTTAACCTCTACAATCTCCACGCTTACCCCTACTTTCCTAACAGTGAATTTTTAACATAATAGTATAATGTATAATATATCTCACTTCCTATAATATCCTTTGAAACTGGTCTTACTGTAAATCCGAATTCTGCTTCAAATGTCTTAATGCTCCCATACAAAGCTTTTGGATTGTATTGGCTTCTATACTTCTGTTGTCTAAGATTAATGTCAAAATCCTTATCCTCTAAGAAGAAATGTACTTTTGCCCCTCGGCTCTTAAGATAACTGAACTCTTTCTTAAGTCTTGTCCTATCCGGCTCTTTCATGTTGCCAGCAACTTCATCAATAGATGCTTTTCTTTCAATTACTATTTCATTATCAAAATATAAGTCCCTATTAATCCCTAAAGGCTTAGTTTCCTCATTACTTACAATACAAATACTATAATCACCTTGATTTAAATTTTCTCTTCTGTACTGGATTTTTTGCTTTTTAAAATAATCTTCAATATTAATCCAAACTTGCTCTCTAGTATCAACTATTACACATAGATTTTTTAATATTGTCTTAATTTCAGCTTCTGTATATCTATTTCTCAATTAAAAATTCCTCCTTGTTTCAAATTGTATTTAAAACTCACAATAAACATAATCTTTATAAATTGTTATTTTTGCTTTCTTATCATATTCTTTAACAATTTTAAGTCTTTCTTTGAAGGTCTTATATGGAATAACTTCTATTCTTACCATTTTCCTATTCTCCTTAAGTTGGGGACCTAAGTCCCCCCCCTTATTTAATTAAAATGGTAAATCTCCATCATCTTTTAGCTCACCAAATGAATTGTCATAACTTTCATTTTGTGAAGTGTTTTCATTAGCACCTGTACTGGTATTATTATTTGCTTGTCCCACAAACTCAAAGCTATCTATAAATAACTCATTTGTATAAACCTTATTTCCGTCTTTCTCATCATAAGAACCTGTTCTCCAGCTTCCTGTAAGTGCTATTTGACTTCCTTTACTAAAATGTTTAGCAATAACTTCTGCTCTCTTATCAAATGCTACGCAGTTTATAAAATCTGCATCATACTTTCCATCTTTATTTTTAAAATCTCTATTTACTGCTATAGTAAACTTTCCTACTGGCTTTGCTCCTGTTGTATTTAAGGCAACTTCTTTTGTTAACCTTCCAATCATAATTACTTTATTCATTTTATCTCCCCCTCAATATTTCATTAGCTTCTCTTAAGCACTCTAACTCGTTTTCTAACTCTTCTTTTTCAGCTTGCATTAATATATAGGCTTCTTCTAATTCTACATAAGTCTTTTCGTTGCATAAGCTTCTAAAATCATCTGCCAAATTATCAAAAGTTTCATAATCAAATTTTAAATTAGCCTGTACATTACCTCCGTCAATTGCTACCTCGTAATGATCACCAGCTAAAATAGCTCTAATTTGATTAACATTACTGTTTCTTAAATCAATTTCTAAATTGCACAAACTAAGCATCTCCTTTCGGCATTTGAACAAATGCTTGTTTATTTTTCTTAGAAGCAATAATTAATCCATCTATTTGACCATCTTTTGTATAGGTAATCTTAAGAACCTTAAAATTATCATTACATTTCCATTTGCCATTAGTACCTTGTACACATTCTGTCTTATCAGTTGGTACCCATATGAAAGGAGCAGTGTAAAGTTCTCTTCCTATTCCCCAATTAAAACAGGCTCTTTTAAAACTATCAGAAGCTAGCCCTTTTTCTTTTTCAGTGAAACTTTCTGTTCCTGTATCTTCTTTACTAATCCATTCTTTCTTTTCTGGATCATATATTGATACTATGCAGTTTGCATTATCTCTTGTATGTTCTCTTTTCCAATTGTAAGGGCCTACTGTTTCATCTAATATATTCATGTCACATCTAGCATCTTTATATAATAATAATGAAACCCCTTTAGCAGTAACTGTTGCTACCCTTACATCAATTTCAGTTTTTTTTAGCTTTCTAAAACTTAAACTCATTTCTTTATCCTCCATTTAATCTTTCTAAACTCAAGAAAGTTCATTAAACGTCACCTACTTAATCGTTATTGTTTCAACTTCTTCAATTCTTATTCCTGGAACAATTTCACCGGTTTCTTGATTGATTCCATTTTTACAAACCTTTTTTAACATAGCTTTATCTAGTTCTTCCTTAACCTTAATACAATCAATTTCATTCATATTGCAGTAATCCATAATTACTTGTTCATCTTCATATATCCACTTACTTGATTTTCTAACTGCAACTTTTCCATATGGAGTAGTAACTTTAACTTTAGGATTAATTTTCCTTTGTTCTGCGTGATATCTTAATATTTCACCTTCATACCAAGCTTGCTTACCTTGTAATGGTTCTATTTCACTTTCTAACCATTCTTTTATTCTTGCGAATTCTCTTTCAGCTTGTGCTTTTAACTCCTCTTGTTTTTCCTTTAAAAAGTTAATTTTTCTAAAATATGATGATACATCATCAATTGTAATTACTTCATTTTTTCTCATCTATTAAACCTCAATTTCATACCAGTTATACATAAGCTTTTCTAAAGATATAGTTTCTCTTCTAAGCATCTTCATAGTAGCTTTAAGTCTTGCTCTACTCTTTTGGTGTTGCCAATACTCTTCATCAAGCTTATATTTTTCAATAGCTTCTTGCATTTCTTCTGATAAAATGCTGATAAACTGTTTTTTAGCTTCAATTTTTCTTTCAGCTTGTTCTCTAGTCATTTACAAACTCTCCTTTATCCTGTACAATATAAAAGTAAATTTATTTACGTTAGGTTGCTTGTACTACTCGTCGGTGGTTAGGCAACCTTTTATTTTTTCTATAATCTTTTTTAATGCTTTAGTAATTGTTGTTCTATGAACTTTTAATATTTGTGCAATTTCTTCATGTGTTAAACATTGAAAATAATACATATCAATTAATTCTCTTTCTTTATGATCTAAACATGATAAAAGTTTTTCTATTTCATAATTAATAAGTAAATCTTCAAAACAATCTTCTTTAGCTTGTACCAAATCTATATATGCAATTGATTTACTAGATTCATTACAACAGGTGCTATTTAATGATTGTATAGGTTGCTCATGAGGAACACCTCTTTTTACGTTGTATCTCTTATCGTCCTTAACTTCATCTAATATAGAACCTTTAATTCTTTTCCTAGCGAAATTTTCAAATGGTTTATTATTATTAATTTCATACTTTTCAGCTGCATCAATAAGTCCTAAGTATGCACTACTTTTTAATTCATCTAATGAATACTTATTCTTTAATTTAGGAAACATCTGAATAGCGATTTTATCAGCTAAGTTTATATGCTTTAAAACTAATTTTTCTTTTGCCTTATCCATTACTACCTCATCCTTAACCTATTCTCTAAAATTTTAATTGCTTGGTCTAAATCCTTATGTTGCCCTAAATGAACCTTTTTCTTAAGTTTTTTTATCCCAAATTGATACCTTCCAACTCTTATCCCTTTTATCCCAAGTTATACCTCTTATATTGCTCTTAGGTAAACTTTCTTGTATAGGCTTACTTAATACTTCTTTATCAATACAATGGTCATTCTTTCTCGGTTCAGTTACTTTTCCTGTACTGGTAGTAAAGCCTAAGAAACTATTATATTTAATACATTCCATTGTTTGAGTTCCATCATCAAATATAAATGGATTAATCTTAAAGTAGTTGCAATTTTTACACTCCATACTTTTACGCCCCATTTTTTCAAGAATTCAAATCTTTTATAACCTTATTACCAATACAGTCGATTGATATATAACTCCAACTATCTTTTTAGCAGTGTATTTTGTCCCTATTTGTTTGTGGAAGTTAATATCATCTTTAACAATTGAAATTATTAACTTTAATTTCTCTCTAGAAATAATTTTCTTAACTACATCGAACACTATAAATACTCCTAACTAACTTTTTTTTATTTTTTTCGCCATTGCTAATCCCGATACATATCCTAATATGTAGTTTTTATCAGAATCATCAAGTTCCTCAAAAATAGCTAAGTTAGCTTTTAAAAGTTCTTCTTTCTTTTTTTGTTCCATTATTTCACCCCCAAAAAGTCTTGTTAATAGGATTTTATAGTATTTTTTATCTATTGTAAAGACTTTTAGGGAATATTTTAGAATTTTTGTCGATTTAATAGTCTTGACAATAGACTTTCTAAAATATAACATAATATTGAGGTGATTCTTTTGAATGCTAGGATAAGAGAACTAAGGAAATCTCTTAAATTAACACAACAAGAATTTGGTAATAAAATAGGCTTAAGTAAAGCATCTATTGGAAATATAGAAAATGGAATAATAAACTTAACTGATAGAAATGTATCTCTGATATGTTCCACATACAATGTTAATGAAAATTGGCTTCGTAATGGCGAAGGAGAAATGTTTAATCCTCTATCAGAAGATGATGAGTTTTCATATTTAATAGGAGCTCTCTTAACTGAAGATTGTGATTATAAAAAGAAATTTATAAAATCAATGTTAGAGTTAGAAGATGAACTTGATTGGATGATAGTTACTGATCTTGTTGAAGGACTTAAAAAAAAGAATAAAAAAAGTAGAGAAAATTAACTTTCTCTACTTTTTTTATTTAATATATAACCAGCTACAATAAACTTCAAGTTTTTTAAAAATTTTTCATCATTAATACTTTTTATTAATTCTATTAATTCCATTTTAACGTTTTCCATCCAAATGTCCCCCTTTTACATTTATTATTAATAATTATATATTAACCCGAACATTTGTTCAAGTTAAATTCTATATTTGTATTATACCCCAAAAAAATATTCCTGACAGGAATATTTCGACAAAAAAATTTCAAATTGTGGTAATTCTATGTAATTTCTTAATTCTATTGTAAAATGTCATAATTTAATTAAAATTATACCTATAAACACTATTTTCCACGTCATATTATGGCGTATTTTGTCGAAAAGTTTTTAAGGGGATTAATGATTAAAAATGCTCGAAATAAAAAGAAAATAACTCAACTAGAATTATCAAAGAAGTTAAATGTATCTCAATCTTACATGTCTAAGATAGAAAATAGAAAAACAAAGACTATAAGTGTAGATTTAATATTAAATCTGTCTTCAATATTAGAAATAGATCCAGTAGACTTGTTTATTTTTCTTGCTAATTTATATGATTATGGAAAGTAATACTTACTAATTTAAATCAGGTATCTTTGGGCTGGCTCGCTGGCAGGACAAATTCAAAATACAATTTCAATTTAGAAAGCAAAGAAAATAAAGAAGTCGTAATAAAGCTATATGAAGCCTTAAAGGATTTTAAAATAGAAAAAAAATAAAGCGTGTCTTTATAGCAAGATACGCTTTTTTGTGGATAAATTTAAAAAAATATTTTTTTCTGTTGATAATTTTTGGAATATAAGCTACAATTATGCCTATAAAACAAAAAAATAGATGAACAAATAAAATTAAATATAAAAAAGTACCCTTTAAGTTGTCTATCGCCAAACAGTTCAACTTAAAGGGCTCACACCTAAGAAGGCTTTTTAACTTATAAATTATGTATTTATTATATATATAATGCTTAATTTAGTCAAGTTATAAAAGCCTTCTTAGGAAAACTTTTTTATATTGTTTTTTAAGGAGGTATTTTTTATGGAAAAAAATATTAAAGCAGATTCAACAGTAATTAAAAGAGTGGTTAAAGAAGCCAAATATGCACAAATTGATAATGACTTAATAAACAATAGAGAATTATCATTTAAAGCTCTTGGTATTATGACCTATATATTATCTAAACCTGATGATTGGCAAATATATATATCTGATTTATGTAGAGATAAAGACGGTGAAAAAAGTATAAGAGCTGGCCTAAATGAATTAAAGGATAAAAAATATATGCAAAGATATAGAGTTTACGACATGGATACTGGGAAAGTTCATCACTGGGAAACCTTAGTTTCTGAAACTCCATTTGAAGATTTTGAAATAATTTCTTCTGTTAAAGAAAAATATTTTAAAGATACAGAAGGTAAGATTGTTAATAAAAAAATAAAAATAAAATCTTTTGAAAGAAGTATTCCAATCGTTATAGAAAGAAAAATTACACTACTTTCCCAAAAAGGCAAAGTAGAAAATAAAAATAAAAATTTTCTACTTTCCCAAAATGTACAAGTAGAAAACCTACAAGTAGAAAACGCAGGACAACAAATACTAAATCCTTTTACTAACACTGATCCTTTCACCAAAACTGATATTAGTAGTAATAGTAAGGGAGAAAACTCCCATCTCTCTTTCCAAAACAGATATGAAAAAATTATAGGTAAAAAATTAGGAGCAACAACTTTACCTAAATTCCAGGATCATATTAAAAACTTTAGAGCAGATCTAATCGAATCTATTTTAGTATATGCAGAAGAAACTAACGCTAGAACTTACCAATGGTTCGAAGATAGAATAAATGATTGCCTAAGAAAAGGAATTACTACTGGAGAACAATTTACTGATGATATTAATGCCTATAGAGAAAAACAAAGACAAGCTAAAAATAGAGCAATAAAAGAAAAAGAAGAAGCTAAGAATTTAGATAATGCTATCGAAGTAGCAAAAGAAAGAGAACTTTCTGCAATAATTAATAGAGAAATAGACCTAACTGCGGCTGAAGAAGTTCCAGAAGTAAAACAATTATTGGTTGACATTGTTAGCACTACTGAATTTAACGCGTGGATAGTTCCTAACAAATTTTTGAGGCTTGATGATGATATTATCTTTTTATGTAGAAATAACCTTACTAAGGGAGTAATAGAGAGAAAATATAAGGATAATATATTAAGTGTGTTAAGGGATAATGGGATTACTGGTGAACTAATCTTAGAAGTAGAAAGAAATTAAGCAAAAGATACTAAAAAACGCAATAGTTTAAATATAGTTTACATATTGTTTAATATATGGTGTTCGCGGTGTGTTACAACCATATTTAAACTATTTATTAACTATATTTAAACTACTTTTAAACCGAAACAAGAGAAAACAAATAAATTTAGTTGGTATTTTGTTAAATTGTTGTTGACATATAATTTAAAATAATGTATTATGTAATCAAGGTAGTTGATATTTAAACAATAAATCAACCCAATACAAAGAAAAATTTAATATTTTATGGAGGGATTTGCTTATGAAGAAAAATGTTCAAATAATTGGCCTTGATTGTGGGCGCGGTTTCACCAAAGGATACACAGAATTTAACGGAATAGTAAAGGAATGTTGCTTTAAATCAATAATAGGAGAAGGCAGAGAAATAGAATTAAGTGGTTTTAATGCTCCAATTATGATTAATTATGACAACGAGGATTGGTTTATAGGATTACTTGCTGAAAAAGAAAGTCAAACATTGGCGAGAAATAATAAGGATAGTAAAGTATCAAATACAGTACAAGTGTTAATAGCTGCTGCTCTAAGTGAATTAGCTATAGAAGATACAGTTAAAATAATGATGGCAGTTCCATATAAGTCTTTTAGAAAATCGGTACTAGCTGAAATAGTTGAAGAATATAAAGGTAGGACTTTTAAAGTTAAAGATAAGATCAATGGTTATTTTAAAGAAGTTAAGATTAAAGATATAAGCATATGCAGAGAAGCTGATGCAGCTTTATACTGGAAACTTAAAGATGTTGATACTTTATCTAAACCTGTAGGGATTGTTAATATAGGTTTTAGAAGTACAGAGCTTGCATACTTCGATAAGAGCCTTACTTTTATAGATAAGAAGTCTGACACAATAGAGTTCGGTAATAGATCTGTAATGAATAACGTTAAAGATAAGTTGTTAAATAAAGGAATTATAAAAGATGTTAATGAAATTGATACATCTGATGATTATAATGAACTTAAAGAGAAAGCCTATAGGTTAGCATCTGAAAATATAGATCAGTTAATAGAGGATAGATGGATAAACCTTGATGAAATGGATATATTCTTAGCTGGAGGAACTTCTTTAAATATGAACTTTGATGAAAGATTTAAAGTTATAGAAGATGCGCAAATGGCTACAGCTAAAGGGTGTTGGCTTGTAGGGACAGAAAGATTTTAGGAGTGATAGACATTGAAGAAAACAACAAGTTTCCATTTAGAAGAAGATATTCTTAATGAAATAGAAGCATATAAAAAAGAATACAATTTAAGCAGTAGAAATGTAGCTTTAGAAAGAATGTTGCTGGAAAGAAGATTTTTAATAAATTCACCTATACAAAAAGAAGTTGCAGTTCCAGTTGAAGTTAAAGTAAAGGAAGAAAAGAAAAATTATATTTTAAAGAAAAGTATAAATAAATCATTTGATGATATGGCCGACTAAAAAAATAAATAAAAAAAATAAGGCGGCAACATATGTTACACACCTACTTCGCAACTAGAGTATAACATATTTTGCTTGGCCTTTCAATAAGGAGAGTAAAATAATGAATAATGTAAATGTAATTGATGTAATTATAGTTTTAATAGAGTGGAGCTATGGGATAATAACAACTGGATTAGCTTTCTTTGCTATATTAGCAATAGTAATCTTAGTATTTAATGCTTATAACAATACTAAGAGAAAGGGCAAAAAGGTTAGGGTATAATGGATAGATTTACTGGTTATGATTTAGAAGAAGCTTCATTTTACTTATATAAAAGTGATGTATATATAAAATTAGATGTAATGGATATAGTTGAAAATGAAGCAGGTATAACTATAGAGCTTGGAGAAGATAAGTGCTATTTAGTTATTTGGAATGATAGCAAAATAACAGAAGTGTTACATCCAGCTAATGTTATAGGAAATTTTTCATGGTGCTTAGAAATTAAAGATAAAGATAATAATGTAATGGGTTATTTAGCAGCATAAATAATGAACTTCGTATATCTGTAAATGTGCGAAGTTTGTAAGAATAATGAATGTACAAATTGATATTATGAGATATGTACTAGGATAAATAAAAGAATTGAAGATGTTAAAAGAAGAATATAGGTTATAATAAAGAACTAGATAGATTTAAGGAGCTATATAAAATAGGCAATAAAAAAGCACTTTTTTAAGTGCTTTTTTATTTTCTAAATAAAGAACTTTTTCTTTAGGATATACTTATTACTCATGATTTAATGCTTTCCTTTTATTATTTTCTCTTTTTAATGTGCTTATGCTAATTCCAATTAATTTCTCAACTTCTTTATAGCTTTTATCGCCACCATTTACTGATAACATAGATAAGGCTAGATCTATTTGCTCTTTAGTAAATTTTTTAGGTCTACCTTCTTTATAGCCTTCTTTGGTTCTTGCTATTTCTTTTCCTTCTCGTGTTCTTTCTAAGATCATATCTCTTTCAAATTCAGCAAAGGATAAGAATATATTTCTTATTAATTTGCTTGAAGGCGTATTATCCATTACCCCTATGTTAAGTATATTTATTTTTATACCTCTATCTAGTAACTCTTGTACTAATTTCGTTCCATCTATTAAGCTCCTGGCGAACCTATCTAATTTAGTAACTGTAAAAGTATCTCCTTCTTTTAATTTTTCTAATAATAATTTTAGCTGTGGTCTGTCATTTGTCTTTGCTGAAAATTTTTCTTCTATAACTTCATCACAACCAGCTTCAAATAATTGTAATAATTGTTCTTCTAAAGAATTTCCATAGCCTTGTTTTGTTGTACTAACTCTTGCATATCCATAATTCATATTTTAAAACTCCTTTAAGGTAAAAATAATATTAAAATATATATTTTATATAATTACTTTTGACCATTAGTTTTGACCTTTTATTAAGCTTTATTTTATCGTTACATCTAAGTTGGTGTCAATAAAAAAATATATACAGTCCAAAAGTGTTAAGTTTTGAACCGTGTTAAAATAGTAGTTCACTCGTAAAACAAATATCAACAAAATATTTTTAGATAAATAAAAAAGGCTAGTAAGTAAGATTTCTCCTACCTACTAGCCTTAAATGATTAAACTACTATTTTCTTTACTTCTTCTAACTTTAATTCTAATTCTTCAACTCTCTTTTTAATAGCTTCTACGCTATCATCTTTGCATATCTTTCTATTTTCACAGAATCCATTTTGTAGATAGTGATCTATTCCAGATACAAATGTTCCTTTTTTAACAGCAGCTGCAATATCTGGATTTAAATCAAGATAATCTCCTTCACAATATTCTTCTGGTATTGGTGGTAAAGCTAATCTACCTTCTTTCTTTCCATAATCAGCATAATGTTTATATGGGTTTTCTTTATAAGTTGCGTTACTTGCTATATCTGTATACCTCTTTAAATACCAATTTTTACTGAATAAATACATAGAATAATTCATCTCCTCTTTAACCTCATTATTTTTAACTTCATATAATCCATTTAATTTATTTTTAAAGTTTGTCCATCTACTCCAATTATTTTTTGACCAGTTAGGACAAGTCTTTCTTGAAGCATCATAATGTCTTACTACATTATTATTAGCAATATTATATTTATTTTGTAAATACTTAACTAACTCTAAAGCATTATTTTCTGTTGTTTCAGAAATAACACCACTAGTATTACAGCACATTTCTATAGAAATAGAATTTTGATTTGTTATACCATATGCTCCTTTGCCATCACCAACTGCCCAAGCCGAATTGCTTTCTTCTACAGATTGCCATATAGAATTATCATCTACAAAATAATGTGCACTTGCATTTCTATCTCCATTGCTAAAATAAGTAACATTATCTAGTGCAGTATCCCCTTTATTACCTGTGTAATGTAATACTATGTACTTTATACTATTACTATTTCTACTTGAATAGTTATAATTACTTATCTTTCTTTGTATAGGTAACACTTAAACTCACCCCTTCAACTCTTTCTTTTCTCCATCTTTAAGTTGCACTAAAGCATTTTGAATACTTTCCGGTACAGGTAAACCTAGTCCGGCACAATTTTCTAAAAGGCTTATACCCTCATTTGCTATGTAAAAATAACATACAATAGTTCTAAATACCCATGTTCCTGTATTTAATAATCTATCTAATAACACAGCTACAATTAAAACTATCAATATAACTGCCTTTCTTGCTATCCCTTTTAAACCTATATCACTTGATACTTCCTTATTTATAAAGGCTCTTATTACTCCTGTACAATAATCTAATACCATGAAGCAAACCAATACCATTAATGCCGTATCCCAAGCACCGAATAACCAAGTTAATGCAGTTCCCACAATTGCCACAACTCCTTTTAAATAATTTAATAAATTATCCATATTTTACAACTCCTTTCTATAATATATATCGACTTATCTGCTCAAAAAAGTTCCAAACAAAAAAGCCTACATATATATGTAGACTTAATTCTTTTAGCGAACAATATAAATCAATTGTTCGTTATTTAGAACATATCTAAATCTCTATTGAAATTATTTAAGATTGAAAAATCTTCATCTACTTTTAAATCGCCACTATCTGAAATTCTAGTATAGTTTTTAGAATCTTTAACAAAACCGCTCATATATGAATTAATAATTTTTAAGTTATTACAATATTCATTTTGACTGCCAGTATACACTAAGTATAAATACTTTTCTCCATAAGAATTAAAGAAATTAGTCATGACTGAAGTGTTATTAATAAATGTTAATCCTTTTGAAATAATCCTGTGATTAGGTCTATCACTTACATCAAAACACCTATGAAAAGTATCACAATAACAATCGGTTAAAATCGGTGTACAGATACCTCTATATACACCTTCAAAATCATATGCTCTTAGTTTAAACATTGTACTTTCGTTGATGTAATTTAAAGTCCTCATGAACGGATGACATCTAGTGAAATAATTCATTGAAGACACTAAATCAAATGGAATTTTAACATCAATCATAAATATATCTGTAAAATGATTATCTTGTGCAAATTGCATTTTATCATTGTACCCGCAACAAATTCCACTTGCATTATCACTACTAGCTTTTAACACCATTTTTTCAAAGTTATTACCAGATGTAAAACCACAGTATACCCCTAATGTTTTAATGTTTCTTATTTCTATTTTTGAGAAATTAGTTTTTCTTGCTTGTTCACAGTAAAGACCTATTATATTTAAATTGTTGCAATCTATTATTAAATTTTCAATATTTGCATTCATCTTGTCATTTTGTGAATTAAAATAATGTATTATACAAGGATATTCGTTTGTTTTATATTTTACTTTTCTAGTATCATTTTTATTAATAGCTTTCATTTTTATTGTTGATCCACCAAAATCAAAGTTAGCGTGTACAGCTTTTACATTATAAATTGTACCGCCCAAATCTTCCTCTTCATTTATCCCTGTAAAGGATAAAGATGAAGTGATAGAATATGTTAATCCACCTTTGGATTTTAGATTTACTTTATTTTTTATACAGAAGTCAATAACAGACTGTAAAGCTACAGTATCATCACTTATACCGTCACCGAATGCACCAAAATCTTCTGGTGTAAAAAATGTTTTAT